CTGTAACCTTTATTCTCCTGGCAGGCGCGCCGTTGATCGAGACTTTATCCCCTGTTCTATATTTTAGATGGACTGGAATTTTTGATGATCTCCACCCAACAAGACCAGCTGCGTTTGTTGGAAGGCTGGCGGTTGAATGTAAAAACCCTAGATTGTGTATTTGATCCGTCGCGCTGCCGTTGCTTCTGATTGAACTGCTTTCGTCCCTGGCAATCAGCTTTCTTGACTCCGATTGGGACGTGGTGGTAAATAGCAAGTCTGTAATTGAATAATCAGTTGCCCTTGCTTCGGTTGGCACAAAGAAAAACATATTGTTGTTCGCTCCGTTCCATCCATCCTCTGTCGCGAACACCAAATATTTTTGTTGAAGGATTGTAAATAGCTTCTTACGCGGACTGAGGATAATATTCTTTCCTGTTGGGTAGAACTGATAGAGCTTCCATGCTGCTGCACCCTCATAGGAAGGGACGATTGTATTTGCTGCAAGGTCAGTAAGCGCTGTCTCGATGACTGTCTTATAGTCTGAGTTTGCTGCCACGCTGATGTAGTTATCTTCCAGTGGTTCTCCTTCCAGTGTGTAGAAATCTGCCTTTGCTTCTGCTCTGATCGTTCTAAACCAGATGGTTGAGATAGTGGATGGTATGCCGCTTATAATCGCGCCCCGAACAATGCAAAAAAAGGCTGTGTCTTGTGCTAGCGGGTCATATATTCTTATGGTGGCCCTGAGTGGCTCTAGTTTGTAGTAGTTTGTCTCGAACGTGACTGCTCCTGTGTCGTTTGGATCCCCATTGATCTTCACGCGGATATACGGCTCATATACCCCTGTATCCATGACGGTTGTAAGCGCGGCAGGCAGTGTGCGCGGCATAATAGGCTTTGCCTAGAATCTACTATCCGTATCGAGCTGCCAGGCGGCGGTGACGTAGCCTTTCGGCTCGCCTTTGAGCGCGGCTCGGAAGGCGGTGAGGTAGGTATCGGCAATCCTTTGCAGCGTCGGCTCTACATCCTGATTGAGAACAATGGCTTCGCTTCTGTTTGCCAGCCTGCTCAGGCACGCATAGCCCGCCGCGCCGATGGCGAAGTTCTCGATCTCGGCGTCGGGGATGGTTGTGCCTGCGAAGGAATCCAGTCCGTCAATGCCGTTGACTTTGGAGTAGACTGCCATGAGGGGGGTGTTTGCGGGAATCTTGAGCGCGCTTGTAATGGGGGATGCGTTGGAGGTGGGCTTGGTGTTGATCACCTGCGGCGCGATCTGCCACTGCTCATCCTGGTAGTAAGCATTGAACTGGTAATAATAGGGCGGGTCGCTGTCCTTATATAAGTCGGTTACGTGGAAGGCTAGAAAACTGGTCGGCATGACCAATACCTGCTCGCCGTCTGCATTAAAGGAGTACGTGGCTTCGATGGGATGGTAGCGCGTGTATTCTGCGAGCGCATCTCTGACGGCTTGATCTACCTGGTTGTTGGAGAACTTCGTATTAGTGGCGTCGTCGAGGACTGCCAATATTTTGGTGCGGAGGGCGGCAATTGCAACGGTTCCCATTTTTGCTCCTGGAGGGCTTATTCTGGCTCGACCCTGAGCCAAGTAGGGTCGAGCCAGTTTTGTTGACTGTAGGGGCTGTTATTTGCGGTAACAGACGTGTCTACATCAGGTTTCGGGACTTCAATTCTGGCACGATGCCGAGCAAGCCTAAAACGAATACGATTGCTTGCAAGATTGTATCTTCCCCAAAGGGGAAGGACGGCGCGTAGTTGGCGGCGATAAATGCCAGTAGTCCGGCAACCAGTGTCCAGAAGCGGAGGCTTTTATGGATGGGCGGAATGTTCATGTCTTATACCCGCAGTGTGTAGTTGGCGCGCGCACCGAAAAATGTGAGAAGTGAGGTGGCGGCGGCGTCGTAGGTCAACTGCACTAGCATGATCTGATCGTCGTCCAGCCAGGGCGGTGTGGTAATTGTGAGAGTCATTTTGTGCTGTTCGAGAGTGAGACGCGCGGCGGCGGTGTTGTGACCTGTGTCGTAGGTGAAGGTCTGTGCGGCTGGAGCGCCAAACGCGGCGGTGTCGGCTGGCAGTGTAGCCAGGTGTACAAGCGCGCTGACTGCGTCCATGGCTGCGGTGAGAACTTCCCACCAGACATCGACGCTGACGAGCTTCGCGCCTTGCAGGGCGACGCTGTTGGATGGGATCATGATCGGAATGGTGACGATCGCGGTTTGATCGGCTGCGGCTTTGGATTTGACGATGGTGTTGGCGACCGCGCCTGCGGCGTCGGTCCATGTGCCGGTAACGAAGTGGCACAGGTTGGGCGGGATGAACTGCGAGACGTGCGAATTGTGTATCATCTTGATTGACCTTTCTTTTTGTAGGTGGATTGGCTGGCTGTCTTTGCGCGCAAGATCTCGTCGCGCATGGCGTCCTCTTTGGCTTTGGCTTTGATGGCGGCGATGATCTCATCTTCTGTGAGTTTTTCTTTGGAGCCTGACTCCAAAATGATCGTGATGGTTCCATCATCGCTGCGGTAGGCTTTGAGGAGGCTGGTTTTTCGACTGGCGGCGTATGCCGCCGCCAGTTCGAGATAGTTGTCGCTTGTCATCATCTCACCGCCTACACGTTGGATTTGTGCAATCCGCGGAAGTCCTGAACGAGGATGGCATTGAACATGCGCACCTTGATGCGATGCTCGTCGTTCATGAACACTGCCGCGTCGGTCTCGCGCCCGGCAATGTAGATCTCGGGCTTGATTCCAAATCTCTCGCCGACGACGATACAGGGCGCAATCTTCGGATCGCAAACTGCCGCCCAATCGTTGGTGTCCGTCCATTCGGGGACGACCAGCGGCACGACCTCTCCTTTGAGCAGGTTTTCGCTGTGGACATTGGCGGTCACATCCCAATTGGTGAGGAAGGTTTCGCGGGCGGTCTTGCGGAGGGCGCGCGGCACGAGCACGTACCTCGGCTCGACTGCCATTTTTGGACCCGTGCCATAGTAGGTGGCGGCTTGTCTGATCAGCATGGGTTGGTCGTAGACCGCTTTCCCGACGATGTCCCATTGTGCGGCGCTGAGTGCGGTGGTTAACAGGTTGGCGTGTCCGCCCAGGGTGGTTACGGCGGTTGCGTTGAATAATGCGCCGTTGTCTGCCATGGTGGGACCTGCGCCGCTGGATTGGGTGAAGATGTCTGCGACTCGGCTGGAGAGGGTGCGCAGGGAGGCGTTTGCCAGTTCACGCGGGTATATCTTAAGCTTGGCGGTCTCGTCGCGGTCGATCAGTTCCAGCGTGAGGGGGACGTATCCGCCCTTCTTCACGAAGGAGGCGACTTCAGGGCTGTCGCCGACTGCCAGTTCGGTGTACTCCGCCTGTTCTTCCACGGTGGGCAGTAAGCCGACTGTGCCGACCAGAATACCCGTGATCTGGTTCAGGCTGTTGAAGTGCTGGATGTCTACGATGGACTCCCACCAGTTGTAGCCTTCACGCCCGAGCGCGTCCCACTGCATGACGACGGCTTTGTTGAGGGCGTTCTTGACCAGACCTGTAAAGTCGGCGGTGGTGGCAAGCTGCATCCGCTCGCCGTAGTATCCGCCGTGAAAGTCATAGTCGCTGGTGAGGGTGAGGTATAGCTCACGAATGCCTGAAAGGCGGGCGGGGTTGGCGTTCTTGTAGGCTTCATCACGAGGCACGCCAAACATATCATCAACAGCGGCTTTCAGTTGATCCTCGCTGGTCTGCATCCCGCCGAAGCGGGGGGGTCCAGAGATGATGTTTCCCGCGTTGACTTCGGCAAGTTCAGTTTTGGCGTCACTGATCGCTTCGGTCAATTCCCGCGCGATGAATGCCCGTCCGCTGAACTGCTTGCGGATGCGCTTTTGAACGATTTCGGGCAGTTTGGAAGATGCGAGTCCGCTGGCCAACAGGAATTCGCATTGCGCCACGAGAACCGCGTTACTCTCGGCTAACTGGCTTTCGAGCGCGGTCATTCGTTCGGTCTCACCCAGCAGCTGCGCGGCTGCCTGGCGGTTGGCTTCGATGGCGTTCTCGACGCCTTCGGCAACTTCGACGATCTCAATTTCTTCGAGCTCGCCATCGGCCCCTTCGATCTGGACTTTCTTTTTCTTACGCATGATAGGACCTCCTTTGGTCTTGTGTATCCCGCTCGTTTGAGCGCGACGGGCAACGGCGGGCTCTACAAAACTGGGCGGGCGTTCGATCCCGCCCGCAGTTTTGTAGACGCCGGTTACTTCTCGCAAATGCGGTGCTTGTTCCGCTAACTTGAATTGGGTCAGTTCTTCCAGCAGTCCGGTTCCTTCGACGGCGGGCGCATTGACCGCGCTCGTCTCTTTCCCCTCTGGGACCATCATGATGATCTCACACAGCTTCTCTGTCTGGCTTTCTCCAATCTTGTATTTGTGTCCGGGCCAGTGTGAACAGGTGAGCCAATCCTGCTCGCATATCGAGCACATCATCCAGTCGGCATTCCAGCCGATGGAGAAGCGGTCTATTTGTCCTTCGACGTAGGCAAGCATTCCGGCGCGCGTGGTGAGGCGGACGGTCTGCAAGAAGTCTTTGCCTTCGAGCGTGGAGGCGGCGATGGTTCCATCGCGCGCGCTGATGTCGTCCTGGTCGTGGTTGCGGAGGAAGGGTTGTCCTTTGAAGGAGGCGGCGAAGCCTGGCAGGTCTTCATCCCGGAAGCGGACAAAGTTGCGGTTCGGCTTTGTAGATTGCCGGAAGGTGCGCGCTTCGAACTCGATGAATTCGAGTTCGCCGCTTTCGATCTGCGGGAGGATGGCTGCCCGCTCGGGCAAGTCAGTCTGTGAGATGATGGGGATGCTGTAGAGTTGGGTTGGGATGGTTTTGGTTTTCATCGGGTTTGCTCCTAAGAAGGCGGCTGGTCTACAAATTATTCCTGTGCCTTGCACGGTTGGCTGAATGTCAACATCGTGGTGGCGAATTTGGGGGTGGCGACTGCCACGCGTGCGAAGGATGTGCCTGGGTTTGTGACCTGTAAATAAATTGGCTTCTCCGGCTTGTGACAGGATGCCCATTCCACGTAATAGCCCGGGCCGTAGTGTGGCTGTGCGCTGCTCTTGATGTAACGAAAGAGTTCATTACGGAGATAGACCAGCCGGCGGGTTCCACTTGGCGCGCTCATTGGCCGCCCGCTTTCTCGTCCGGTTCGCCTGGGTCGGGTTCGGATGGGTTATCAGGCTGCGTGCCTGGTGTTCCCGGTTGTTGAACTAACGGCTTTCGCAAGCCGTTGATTTCCTTCGTATTGTCGAAGGTCTCTCCGCCCATGCGGAAGATGATCCGCATCAGTTCCTTTTCGTCGATCAACTTTCGGTCGTACATATCCATCGCTACGGGCCATGTGCGATTCATGGCGAGCGCAAGCGAGGCGTTGTCTTTCTCTGTGATGTCCGGCGATTTGATCGTTATCTCTGCATCTGGTTTGACTCGGTTGTCGGTTCGCTTGCGAACGGTAATGGCGATTTTTGCCAGTTTCGTAAGCGCGCGCTTGTAGGCTGTTTGGATCTGCGCAAGATTGCGGAAAGTGGGCGTGCCTGCGGCCTCCGCGGTTGTGCGCGTTGCGCTCTCTGGTTCTGCGAGATAATGCAGAGGCAAGCCCATGCTGATCATTTTCTTCAATGCCAGCCCGTCCATGTTGGCATCGAAGGAATCGAGCTGAGGAGAGATGACGCCTATGTCCTCATCGGCGTCAAGCAGCAGGTGTGAGCCTGACGGCGGCGGCTTGGCGTTGAGTTCCGCCGCGCGTTTCTTTTTCTCGTCCTCGCTTTTCCATGCCTTTTTCCAGACATAAAGAAACGCATTGCGGAAGCGGTTGAGCCGCGCCCGATCTTCGAGCCATGCGCTAAAGCGTCCGATCCATGGGAGTTGTGTGGCAAGGTCTGGCTCGCCCCAACAGGTGCCTACCGGACGGTTGACGGCGATGTGCACCATGAAGTAGGTTTGATCTGGATCGTTCGGGTTGTAGGCGACCCAGGGCGGCGCATTGAGATCATGGGGGATGTAAAAGGTTTCCTGCTCTACATCGTTCTCGGCGTGTTGAATTTCCTTGATGAGGTCGGCGGGCACCGCCCGCACGTAGCTCATGCCGGTCTCGTCCGCTGAAAAAAGGAAGAATAGATTTCCCGCGCGGCTCTGTTCGTCGAGCCAGCGGGTGAGATTGCCGTCCAAGTCGTTGAGGTCGTGGTTCCACCATTCCTGTAGGAATTTGTTTGTGGCTTTGTGGTCGGCTTCGATGGAGAGTCCTTCGCCGATGACGAAGGCGTTGGTGATCCTCACCAGCCAGCGCGCGATAGGGTTTACTCTCCAGGCGCGCAGGCACTCGGCGAAGATGGTTTGCCGGTCATAGTCGTAGCGGTCGCGCGTCCACGCGGACATATTGTTATTGCCATAGAAGGTGTTGTCGTTCTCGGCGACGGCGAGCCGCTGTCTTACCTGCGCCTCAACCATGGTGGCTATCAGTTTTTGTTTGGACTTTTTTTGTTTGGACTTTGGTAATTTCACCTAAAAACTCCTGGACATTTCGATGAGTGGGTCTTGGGCTTCGACGATCTCGGCGCTGGTGCGCGCGTGCCACCTGAGTTTGTCGAGTTCCGCCGTCAATGCGTCGGCGGTGATCGTGTCATCGTGAATGAGCAGACCGTTTGAGTCTCTCGTTCCATCGGGCACGCCCCAGCGCATGGTCTTATTGGGACCGATCAACACTTCGGATTGGCAATGCGCGTATTGAAGTCTTGACTCATCGGTCTGGACGCAAACCCTGAAGCGTCCCGATTCGATGATGGCAAGGAAGCCGTAGCCGAGTTCGGATTTCGATTGAGCCGTGAACTTGAAGCCGATGGTGCGTGTGGGATATTTTTTGATCATCATTGCCCACAATCCCTCCCCCACTCCGGTTGCGTCCATGATGATGTACAGCGGATTCCAGATATCGATGAGCGCCGAGAGCGCGCCGAAGATGTTGACGTGGTTCTCTCCGTGCCATTCGACGGACTTGACGGCGCGGTAGATTGGGGCTTGCAGGATTTCGAGTGAGGATAGGTCAATGTCCATGATGCGGAGCGTTGTCTTGTCCCTGCCTGGATTTCGCATGCCTTCGAGTTCCAGCATGGCTTCATCCATGCCCGCCACGTCTATGCAAAAGGCATAGACGCGCCCCGCAAGCGGGGCGTCCTGGGCGGACTGGTCGCCCTGCATCAATGCCATCCTGCGCGCATTGAACATTCCTGCGATGGCGTCTATGCGTTCGCAGAAATACTGCGTTTTGACGAGCGGGTGCTGGCGTCCGCGTTTGTGCACGACTTCATCCACGAATGTGCCGTAGGGTTTGTTGACCTTACGCACGTCATCGCTTGTGTATTTGAACACGCGCCGTTTGCCGTCTTTTTTTTCAAGTTCGAGCGCGGCGTCTTCTTCGCGTGCCAGCAGTGTGCCGCTGGTCCATTCCGTGCCGACGATGAGGCGCGTTGCGTTCGTGGAGGCGGCCATCGGCTCGAAGTCTTTATCGTACTTGGCGGGCGTGATGTCCTGCGCTTCGTTGATGATGAGCAGTAGTGATGCGGTTGCGCCGACGACTTTGGCTTCCTTGTCGCCGGATAAGAGGGATGTGGTCGCCATGCCGATCATGCGCATGTAGTCGCTGCGCTTCTTCCAGAAGGCGCGGGTCAGGAGGTTGGCTTTGAGTCTGTTTTCCAGCCGCATGATGAAATTCAATGTCTGCGGTTTATAGGTTGGGTTCGCAATGACGATGCCTACTTCACGATGCGAGAATAAGTGCATGAGGTAGGAAATGAGATTTGCAAGCAGTTCATCTTTTCCTGCCTGCCGCGAAATGACGAGAACAATGGTGAGTCCCAGTTTATGGAGGATGGAATCCAGGATCGCCCTGGCTGGTTCCAATTGGTAGAAGTACATGCGGATCGCCCCCGCCCGTTCTGTGAAGCGGTCGAATGTTTTAGAGATGGTCTTGATAGTTTGAACGAGTGTTGACATTACAAACCCATCTCCAGACGCAGTTCTTCGAGCGCGCGCATGATCGAGTCGTTTACATCCCCGGCTTTGCCGCGGATGAGGTAATGCGTGCGGGTGAGTGTGGATAAACTGCCTGTCATGATCGAGAGTGTGTTCAGCTGCTTCAGGTAATGGTCGTCCGTCAATGTGTTGCCGTTTGAGTCCTTGACTTTGTACTTCTCGAAGTCAAGTTGTTCTGCCAGTCTGTCCATGCACACGCGCAACAGCGCGATCTCGGATTGCACATCAATGCTCTCGGTTGCTTCCAGCCGCGTTTTTTCATCGGTGGTGTATCTCCTGGAGTAGAAGCCGTGGCGGAGCGCGTTCTTGTTTCCTTTTTGCGCGCCCGGCTTCCTTGATTTACGATTGACGATTTTAGATTTACGATTTGGCATGTCATCGAAACAATCTTACGAGTTCGCTGATGGCGATGGTGATGATCGGCGCAAGGATCGCCCAGCGCCATTTGCTTCTTTCTTCTTCGGCTTTCTTGTCCTTCTTCGCCTGTATTTCGAGAAAATTCGTTAGACCATTCTCGACATTGGTAAGCCGTGTGTTGGCGCTTTGTGTGGCGGCGGTCTCGGTCTGGATCACCTGGATGGCTTCCTTCAAAACAACGGTCATGAAGCGCAAGCCTGTGCGCGTGGTGAAGTTGGAGTCATCGTCAAGGAGTTTGTCGATCTTTTCGATTATGCTGCTCATCCCGCACACTCCTTGAAAGGGTGAGTGGAAGTGTCCGGGATCATCCCGGACGCTTCGTTGAATGGGAGAATGGAAGCGTCCGGGATCATCCCGGACGCTTCGTTGAATGGGAGAATGGAAGCGTCCGGGATCATGACAGTACCAGTCTGCCTGAGAGTCGGATGGTCATTGCTCCCTTGATCTTCGTCTTTAGAATGATCTCGACGAGTTCCTTTGCGATCGGCCCGCTCAATTCAATGTCGATACTTGTAATGCGCTTTTTGAAGATGTGTTCCAGGTCTGCCTGGTGGATTTCTTCCACGTGCAGAGTGATGGGCCGCGTGCGTTCTTCTTTGGCTTCCTTGATCTTGTGGTTGCTCATGGCCGCGGTCCCTGATAGCCCAATGTGCGCGCCCACGCGTCCATGCTCTCTGCCCACGCCATAGCGGGCGGCGCGCTTGCGCGTGTGAACGTTTCCTGGCTCGCGGATGGGCGCGCGAAATATTTATTGGCGATCTGGATACAGCAGTATTCCTGCGTCACGTCGTTGTCGTCGGTGAGGCGCGCCCATTTTTGGTTGTTGTCTGTGGTAATGATCTCGATGACTGTAAACGCCTCCCCTGCCGCCATTTTACGAATCGGATATCCCGTCTTTGTGTCGGGCTTGCCGCGCACCAGCACGCCTTTATCGTTCGTGACGATGTAAGTCTGCATGTCGCTCCTTCAAAAACAAAAAAGCCGCGCACCGCGACTTACGTCGCGTGCGCGGCTGGCTATTACAAGGCAGTCGCCTGTGTCGCTCTGCGTGGCGCGATCGCGCCAGGGAGAGCAATGTCAGTTGTTGGGCGGGACTGATGTCCTTGTAGACATCGTATCACAACTTTGGAAAGTCCGCCAACGGTTTACATTAGCGGCAAGGGGAGGGACGCCACTAACCTTCGGGAGCAGATAAATGCTCACGGTAGAATAAACTCACTTTGGCGGGCTGAATCCCCTTTTGTCCGCTGCACTCGTTGTTCTACCGCCTTCGAGTCTGTAAGACGTGTGTTTGCCTGCCTCAATCCAACACTCATGCCCTGTGGCTCGGACGTGCTTCAAGACCGACCTGCGAACAGCCGACACGTTTCTGCCATTGCCTATTGCATCAGAGAAATCACATCCGCCACTGCAACCTGCGTGATAGTGTATGTAACCGTAATTTATTGTGATTGTCTTTTTCATCTTCGACCTTTCAAATGCAAGGGGCGGTAGAACGGCTCGCTTTAGCGGCGCGAGCCTTGATACCTTTGAACGCCGCGCATTTTATGGCGAAGCGTCCAGTGCAGTGATTTTTAGTTTGCATCAAACCCTGGATGCTTGCTTGCCATGTGCCGAGACAGTTGCACAAACGAACGATGACAGCAGGGACACACACCATTCTTGATGCGCTTTTGCAACCGATACTTTTCTTTCTTGATCGCGGTTACTTGTTGCTCCGCCGCCATCAATTCCATTTGTGTTTGCGAATGGCGACGCCGTTCTTCATCCAATTGTTTGCGGAGTTTCTCCGCATCAGACAACGCAGGCACATACTGACCGTGACCATTTGGACAGTACCATGACTTATGATCATCTACGCGAGCGCGGCTGAAATTACTTGGGAGACAATATGTTATGCCGCACTTGGAACATTGGCGAACTGCAAAATCAACATCAAAGGTAACTGTTGACATTTATATTTTCCTTTCTTTGAGTGACAAGATTTTCAAGGTGCAAACTAACGGTGGGCTTTAGTGGTTTGCGGGTTGCGGACTGTATTCACCTTCAATTTCAAGCCACCATTCTTTTTCGCATGGTTCAACGTGTTCGACAACCGAATAACCCAAGATGGGATATTCAAAAGGTTTCTGGATGTCTGGAACTGGCGGCGTACATTTGGCTTTTACCTGCATATAGAAATCATAGGTGACGTGAATTTTCAAGACATTTTTATAGTCTCGTTTTGCTTCCCAAATCGCTTTGCGGATTGGCTCCAAGATGCCATCATCAAACATTTTGCACGCTCCTTTTTTGCGCAAGTATACGCCCAACACATTGCGGATGATAGCGGGTTGCTTTCGGAGGGCATTGATATACTTGACGCATAAAGCCTACCCTTTGAACCAATCGGGCTTAGGGAATCGGCCTGTGAATGTGTATCTATCAACCTCTTGAACGTCTATGTTTTTCGCTTCCGGCCAGTTTGTGTGGATGTATTGCTCATCATCGGCATACGAAACCACAGTAGCATAAGAACCATCGCCAGCCTCACCTGTTACCCAATATGGATGTTTGATAGGCCAATTTATCGGACGGGGGTCGTCAATATTTGCTTGAAATCTAACTCTCAACATCTTATGGCTCCCTTCCGTTGTGAAAATCGAGAGCCTGCTGATAATAGGGCCCGAAATCACCATGCACTGATACGCTTGCCACAGCCCACCATATTCACCGGGCTTAGTGATGCGCCCTGCAATGGTGACATGCCCCATCAATTCAACAACTGCCCAAGTATCATTTTCAGACATGACTACCCTTTCCTTTCTTTGATTAATTTTTACACCGTTGGAAGGACTTACACTCTTGACACTCTCTCGTTTTGCCAATCGGGAGAAATGTACCGAAAGTATATGGTATTCCACATGCGGTTTTCTTTGCGCCAGCAGGCAACAAGTGTATAACCTGTTGACGCGGATCAATTTTTATCCACATATCTTGAGGGGGACGTGAATCTTTAATATAGTTCATTTGCATGTAAGCCTTCCAACTATGAGATGAGCGGCGGTCTATAAAAATGTGCGTGCGAACTTCACGCACGCATTTTTATTGATCCCGTCCGCTCCTTCGCCCGTTGGCGGTTAGCTCTATCAGTGAAACAAAGTGTTTGAGCGCGCGAATGATTGCGCTTTGCCATGTGTTGTTGACTCTCAATACTTTCTGAATTTCTTTGACGGCTTCACTCACGTTCTGCAAGTCCATAAGCCTGGTGTCGAGTCGTTCGATGGCTTGTAGAATGATCCTGGTCTTGGTACTGACCGGCTGCGCTGTGGGTTCATCGGCTTGTGCTGTGATGGGTTCGGCGTTCATGGTTTCACCTATTGAAATTTCATCTGCTCGGCTGTGATTGGCAGGCGCGCAGTCAAAGTGTGACGTGGACTGGTCTGGTCCGCGCTGGGTGTGACTTTTTCTGTGGCAAATGGTAAGCGCTTTAGGACCGTCTCCCATTCCTGCATGGATGGAAATGTATTATCACGCGTGAGCGTGAGATATACCACAGTGTTGATGTATGCCATCTCGATGCGCAATCCGTGACTGAGTTTGCGGATGATCTTCTTCCCGGCTTCGGCTAAGTCTTCGGCGAAGCCGCCTGTCATTTCAATGGCGCGTTTTTCCTGGGTTCTCACGATAAATCTCCTTATGCTTATACAATCGTCCTACGATGGTGTGCCGCAGTTCCTTGCCGATGTTGTTCCACCATTGTAGGTGTTTCGGCGCGGGCGGCGGCTTGGGTTTTGCCATGAGTTCTGCCAGTCTTTTGTTATAGTCCTTCGGTAGTTTGAAGTCTAGCAGAAAGTCTCTCTGGTCTGAGCCTTTGCAGTATGTGCCATCAGGGTGCGAGTGGGAGTAGAGCATCCCGCTATCTGCGACTTCTACCAACTTACCGCAGTGTTCACAGCCTGCGAATCGCTTCCGCTTTCGCTTGGTGAGATGTAGCCTTTTTCTGATCTCACGCAGATTTTCCGTGGTATCGTTTGGCTGTTCACCTTTGACAATGAGCTCGTAAACGTATTTGACATTGACTTCGATCTCATCTGCCAGTTTATGGAAAGAGCCGCATTTGCGAAACTTCTTGACCAGTTTCGGCGGTGTGTTGGGGTGGATGGATTGATTCATAGCTCCATGTCCTTTTGTCTGCGAGGGCGAATGCTTCTTCCCAGGATGAGCCCCAGCCATGATCGCGCGCGAGGTAGTTCTTCGGGTCCCAGCCTGGCACAAGATGCTCGATGCGTTCTCCGACGATGCAGGATCCATCGGGTTTGATCTTCGCTTCGGCATGTTCACCCCAGCGCCTGACGGCTTCTAGCTGGGCTTCGTCCTGGGTCATTCGCACTCACCTTCTTGTAAGTACTCGGCTTTCGCCCATCCGGTCATACTCCCAGCCTGCATGTTCCACCAGTCGCCGGCGCTGGCGATGAGCGTGACCTGCTCCCCGCTGTAGAGATAATCAAGCACGGCGGCGCGCTCGCTTGGTTCGGCGCGCAGGTGCAGGGCTTGGGAGGCGGTGACGATGGCGCATTGATTTTCGATTTCAGATTTCAGATTGTCGATTTCAAAGACCGCGCCGGAGGCGGGCTCTGTCAATAAAAAGCTGGCTGGAACCCGCGTGAGAGCCGACCTCCCGTCCGGTGTTTCGTCCGGCGGATAGGTGATGTAGGGCTCGACCGTGGTCATGCAGGCGATTTGCGCAAGAATGAGTACAAGCAGGGCGATGACACTTGCGGTTGTGACTTTGAATCCGTCCTTGAACTCAACGAGAATTGTATTGAGCCGCCCGCGCGCTAGAACTCTGCACTCCTGCCCTTTTCGTTCTGGAAGTCTTTTTTTCCAGAACCAGAGATATGTAAATTGTTTATTCATATATACCTAATTTAGTATGTAGTACGTAGGGGCTGTGGAAAGAAAGGAAAGAATCTTCTTACTCTACGCGCTACTCTACAATTCTTTTCGCATGCCGTCTGTTAGGTGAATTGGAAAGAATCACTGTTTTTGTGGAAAGAATGGGCCTCCGCCGTTTTTGCCTGTGAAATTGTGGATAAAACCCATTCTTTCCGGTTCTTTTAGATTCTTTCCACAATAAGCGTGTGGAAAGAATCTTCCTGTACTGGCTGCGCCACGCCTAGTCGCTTGAGCATGATGTCTGTAAGGATCAGGCCGGCTTCGAGGGAGTTATAGACTACGCCTCGGGCGCTGCATAATAGGGGGTGATCCATGTCTATCAACGCGGCGATGAGCAGGGCGATCGGTGGTAACTCATGCTTCCCTGCGACTTCGATGTGATGTTCGAAGTCGCCTCTGCACCAGCGTTCGGCAATGTCTCGCCGCTCGTCCTGTGTGGTGACTTCTCGCCCGTGGCTGTCGATGTAGCAGCGGATGACTTGATCGTCCATTTGCTGGACGTTGTTTTGTGCTTTGCGCGGCATGGTTAGCTCCTGTTCTCGAGCGCGCGAAGCGCGCCTTCGTACATGATGCGGCGGTGTGGGTCTATGTCGCCGCGTTCGAGTTGTCGGATGATCTGCTCTCGGCTGACTCGCAGGGTTTGGCTATTGGTATTGATAATTCTCACATCCTGCCCGATGACAATATATTGATAGGGTTGGATGCTCTTCTGAGTGGTTGTGTTCATGGTGAGGGTTCTCCTTTTCGTCACATATTAGAAATGTGACAGTTGGGTGTGACAAGTCACAGGTGATTGAGTGTGACTTTCGCTGTGACCTGTCACATATTGCCGCGAGGGGGTCACGTAACGCTCTGTGACTTTTGGCGGGACAATCGCTTACGACACGCGGCGGAGTATGTCTTGCGATTGGGGAAGGTGGTTGTAAATGCGCGTCCGCATCCGCATTCACAAATCTTTGTGATCTTGGGTCTGTGGTTGTTGTTCATCCCAAGCCTCGACGTATCGGCTTGGAAGGTTTGGCTTGGCTGGACTGCTGGTTGTCGTCGTGCCTGGCGTTCTTCCAGCATTTCGCTGTATTGGGCTCGGATGGAGATAAGGACTCCGCTTGGGACAGAGAGCAGAGTAAATAGGGCGATGCTGAGAATGATCCACCCACCGCGCTGTTGGGCGACGATCTCGAGAATGACATTTACGGCAATGACGATCACGATGTAGAAAAGATAGACGCCCACTGCCAGCTTGAACGGCGCTTTATTCTTTGGGTCTGAGTATCGGATGTTGTGTCGCCAAAATCGAATGGCCGTGGATACTGCCGTGATGCCCAGGACTTCCACCACGAACGCGGCTGTCCATGCGATGCGCAACGGAAAGTCCATCTGGTTCTGTGTGTGGAAGAAGGTCAGGTAGGCGGGGATGATCGGCACGAAGTACGGCACGATTGCACTGAGCAAATCAAGAAACGATTTCTCGGCTCCGTTGATCGTTTCAGACGCAAAGCGGAACAGGTTTCCGAGAAAGTTTTCAGGCTTGTTCATTTTGGCTCTCCCTGTAGGCTTTCATGGTTTGATCTCTGAGTTGGTTAAGCCTTTGCATGACGCGGGTGGCGGCTTCTCGTTTCTCCGGCGGCTGGCGGTCTGGATGGTTTTTCCATGCCAGCCGTTTGTATTGGGCATTGAATGCCTGCATGAGCTGTTTGTTGGTCATTGTGAGGGTTCTCCATTTTCTTGTATAATTGGATTGACCTGCCGCGCGTGGCTTCCTTGTGAGGGATTCTCCTGCGTGGCAGTGTCATTACATTTCTCCCGCGTGTCCCGACGCGGGACTGCCGCTCTGCCCGATAGGGCGTGGCGCGGCGTCGTCATACCGGCTAGGGAGTAGTTCCTTGCCGGATAACTTCGTTGGAGGCACATTATGAGTAGTGATATTGAGAATTTTCTTTCGTCACATCCATACGCGAAATCTACGAAAGAAAATTACCGCCGCGTTTTGCATGAACTGGTCTTGACCGCTGATCTTGGTCAGTTAGATGCAACGGGTTTGATTGAATTTCTTGATCAGCCGGGGTGGGGGAACTCGCAACAAAACGTCGCGCTTTTCTGTTCAAAAAAGTTTCTGAAATGGAAGTATGGTTCTTTGCACCCTGCGCTCGCTGCAAGGATTCCATACATCAAGCCGAAACCGCGTCGCTCGCTTGATCCTAATCAGGCGCTCAGGCTTCTGGCTTGTTTCAATCCCTACGAGCCGAGCGGCGCGCGTGGTTTGGCTATTGTTGCTTTTGGACTTGATACGGGTTTTCGGCGTGAGGAGCTTTGCTCGATGCAGCTGGCGGATGTCAATTTTTACACCAACACAGCGGCGGCAATCTGTAAAGGCGGTCAATGGGGATATGGGATATTTTCGGATGAAACTGCTCACCTTCTTCGTCAGTGGCTTCACTTCCGCAAGCCTGCTGATGGTGTTGGGAATTTGTTTATCAGCATGAAGTCGGGTAAGGCTCTTACTGGCAGCGGAATGTCTTGCATCTTCAAACGCTTATCGAAGGTGATCGGCTTTCCAATCTCCGCCCATGATCTGCGCGCGTCTTTTGCGACATTGTCCACCATCAACGGGATGCCTTCACGCATGGGGCAGAAAGCGGGGCGTTGGGCATCGGTTGAAATGTTCGAGCATTACACGGGGAATTTACAGCTCGATGCCGCCCGTCCGTTTCTGCCTATGGCAAATTTGAAAAAGCCGAACACCTAAGGCTTAGATGTGGGTTCGATTCCCGCCCGGGGCACTAAGACTATTTAGTTGTTAAGGTGCTGGCTACCTTCAACAGCGATAGTCTCGCCGTTGATCTCCCTCCATGTGTCACCATGGAGGGAGGTTTTTATCGGGGTGAAAATTCAAGGGCTATCAGCAGGACGGCGACGACCAGAAAGAGGATACATCCGGTTTCGGCGTTCTCCTGTGGGCTGACCTCCCGCGTTCGCTCGTTCTGCAAGTATGCGGTCAACTTCTGATGATGGGATGCGATAAACGCTCTTACCTTTTGGGTTGAGTTTGTAGGCTTTGACAATCCCATTTTTGCACCATTCTCGCATGGTTCGCTCGGCGACTTTGACGCGCTTGGCGGCTTCGGCTGTAGACAAATCGTTGGGCATGTTAGGTATTATAGGCGGACTGGTGATATTGTCAATGGTAAACAAGAAACTCGTTTATTCGGATTTCCACGAAACTATGAACGCGGAGCAAACAGCCAACGGCTTAGGTTAGCGGTTGTGGGGCGGGGACGGCGAAGCCGTCCAACCAGAAAAAGCCAACAGCGTAGATAAAGCCTAATTATTTTCGCCAGAATCCCCAGCGTCAGGTACACGCGGTGTTAGGCACGTTATTGCCAATGCGCCCAACCATTCTGTATATGCGGGTGGAATAGCCTGAGACAATTCGTCAGGTGACATCCAATCAATGCCCATTGCGGTTTGTCGTAGCAAAAACTCTCCTGAATAATTTATGTGACCGTGAACACCAACAATTGATGAAAGCGTTTTCCGTCTCTTATCCAAACTTCTGAAACGTGGTTTCTGCCAGTGATGTGAACAGGGCGTAGAAAATGCTGGAAAGTTTGTTTCAAATAATCTGTGTCTACGGACATTCAGTCCAAACCACGAACCACATAAAATAACTGGATTAAAAAGCAATGCGCCTTGTACATTTTCAATGATATAAATTTTCCCAGTTTCCTGTAATGCCTTTCGCGTTGGCTCTATAAGGTTTGGATGATTGTATTTACCAGGACGCATAGTGCGATTTTGCTTTGCTATTGTGCTTGCGTGCTGGCATGGTGGGCTTGCATGAATTACGTCAAAATCTTTCCAATGTTTTTGGAGATATTCGAGCGCGTCCGCCTGGTGGAACTCAAACGGGTATCTTGGCTGTGGCTTGATGTCAATGCCAACAACATCAAAACCAGCACGGGAATAACCCATACCTGCCCCACCAGCACAACAATATAAATTGAGCAACTTTGGTTTCATAAGTGAGTGCCCAATGGCTCGCGGGTTAGTTGCGCGAGCCTTATAACTCGTCTGCTTGCGCCTCTTGTGGCGAATCGTCAGGTGCACCCGCTTGTTGGGCAGACACATTGACCGCGCACGTTTCACCACATTTACAGATCATCGCCCATACAATGCCTTTCGCATCGGGAGATACGTAATACCTAGCTTGATGCTGGCTTAGGCGATTACGCCGGTTGCAATTGCTACAAGTTGCCATGTAGCCGACGCCACCACGAACAGGCTTGGACATTTGAGTTACATTGATTGCTGACATATTTGCTCCTTCCGGGTCAACCCAACGCCCGCCGACAGATGGCACGGGTGCGGGCTGATTTTTCATTCATGGTTATTCACCATCAAAACAATGGCAATGGGTCTGTTCGCATTTCATGCAATTCATGCAAACGGGTTCATTATTGCATCCGGGATGCTCGCACGGTTGCCAGAGTTGACCGTGCGGGATTTGATTTGTTTGTGTTCTGTAACCAGTCGCCAAAACGTGCTGAACATTTCGTACAACCGATGTTTGGTGTTGGGGGCGAAACTCAGAGATTACGCGGGTTTCATCGTCCGTCAAATCGAATACACAATTATCAGTTTTGCGTTTTGCCAGATCGTCATCGGTCTCATAGTCATCAACTGCCCAGTATTTGTGGTCAGCAAACTCATGGAGCCAATAGCTCCCAACACTGAACTGAATTCGTGGGTAGGCTCTGGATTGCGTTCCGGGGATTTGACCGATAGCGGTTTTGTCGCCCATCCGAGCCGTAACACGATTATTGCCCCATTTGTCAGTTGTGGTTTCGATTTCAAATGTGATTCCGTTTCTCGTGATTGTGTAGTTGCTCATTTTGTTCTCCTGTTTTTGTTTGTGTTAGGAACCGTTCCTAACTGTTGTAAATATTATACGTCGTCAGCGGTGGAATACTGCAACATGTCTAATAGGGTATCTCCTCCTCCTCTCTCGTCTGTCCTGGGTCGGCGATGCGCGTAATCTCTGCATCGCCGAATTCGGCGATGCCGACAACCTTGCGCGGACCCACCAGGTACATTGTGTTTTCGTCTGGCTCGATCTGTGTCATTTGCATTTTTAACATGGATTTACTCCGTTTCGGTTGATGTGGACGACCTAGTTTTTTTTCGGGGGAGGGAATGCGCTTCCCTCCCCATGAACCTTTGAGCTTTATCATATTACAGACCCGCAACAATCGAGACCAACTCATCACTACTGCTCAGGTTTGTTCGGTGAGATTCGCAAAACCGCTTTGCGTTTGTGCTCGCCGATCTCGATTGTAATCCGCTTTCCGATCAGGTCGCCGACGGTCGCCGCATGGGTGGCGGTTTTCATACTGGCTACGTCCACCTGGGCGGAGAGTAAATAGCCGCGCGGGAATTCGTCGCCGCTTTTGGTTTTGAAGTAAAGCACTGGTTGCATGACGGCGCGCGGTTTCTTTGTGGCGGGGTCGATATCTGACGGAATCGGGATTGTCTCTTCGTGTGTCATGCGGCTGATTGTGACTGTGACTTGTTGCACTTTCCACCGTTCGAGCATGTCCGCGACTTTTAGGAAGCGGCTCGGGTGAAGATCATCGAGCAGGGTGTTGGGTTGGATGGTGGTCATGTTTTTCTCCTAAAGTAATTACAATCCAAATGTATACCAGATGGAAAGCGAACCAATAATGTTTGTTTGGGTTAGGAAACTCTATCTTATCGAGACCGCGAATTGAAATGCAGGATATTTCTTTCTTCCCTTTCAATCCGTAGTCTAACGCAAAGACATTTACGCCTTGATTGTGTTTGCCGAATCTGATTTTCATGGTTTCCTACCAATCCTGTTCCTGGTCAACGCTCTCGCGCTCTTCGATTGCCATCTGCCAATCAAGCGGCAGGGCAAGCGGTTGGGATTTGTATAGCGTGTACGTGAATACCCCGCTTCGATGGCTGGCGAGAAACCCGCGTGCTTTGAGCTCTTCGCTTTTTCTGCCGAGGTCGCTGGTGCTTGCGCCCAGATGTTGATTTGTGCCTGTGCTCTCATCGCGAGCAAAAAAGCACTGAGATAAACATTCATCACACCAGGCGCGGGCGATTTGGATTCTGTGTGCCATTATGCCGCCTCTCTGTAATGCTCGCCGCAACCCAGGCAGGAAAAATCTATATACAAGCCTGCCGGCGCGCTGGTGAAATAGAGACCTTTGTAGACGTGTGCGGCTTCGCCGTGACCGCAGGAAGCGCGGTGCATTCTGCGCCAGACTTGCAAAAATGGGGATGTGGTGGCGGTGGGGCGGTGGGCTTTTGGATCTGCAACGACCCAGGCGAAATGTAGTTTGGTTTTCATGTGGTTACTCCTTTATTTTGACTGCGGGAACGCCCCGCAGATAACGGCTTGTAAAAATCGGGCGCGTGGTTCTCGGTGTTTGGCGGTTTGGCTGATGAGCTTTGCTTGAGGCTTGCGTGATACACGACTTTCTGCTCTCGCTATGGCTTGTTTATGCCTTCTGTGCCTACTTGCAACTAGCGCCCGATCTGCGCCGCCTTACCCTGCGGCATGGGTTGTTTTTTTTGAGCAGTTTACTCTGCTACCCTGAACTTTCGTTTTTGTTGAAGCAGTGCCTAAGCAGGGAAGAAACACTGCATACTCTAAGCCGCAGGGACGCGGCTGTAAAAGCCTATGTAAAACTTAACTGTGCCGACTGCCACAACCAACAGGGCAGGAATTGAAACGAGGATGCAACCCACTGACCCGCGCTCTCAGGAATGGGAGCGGGCATTTCGCCGAACGCAAACACTGGCAAACCTGAGCGCACGCACTCGCGGGCAACCGCGAGAGACCCTGACCCCGGACTAAAAAACACAGCGGACTCGCAACTCTGAAATGCCGCGATGGAGCGCAGGAGATAGCGGGCTTTTATGAGCGCAGAGAAACCGCCAGCGGAAAACACCACGCGTGCGTCAGCCAGCCAGACGCGCTTGACATGAGCGGGGGCTTTGGCTAACGACGGCGCGACTGCGAAAACAACGAGGGACGATGCACGAGGGCATGAGAAAAGAACTTGAGCATCTGCGCCGCGCTGACACCCAACATGAATAGATTGACCGGACTTGAACACAGCCGCCACAACCTGAGCAAGCAGGGGAGAGGGAGAAGAGAGAAAACGAGAGCCGCCGAAATAAACGCTAGGCATGATTTTCACCTTTTTTTATTGGGCAGGGCTGCAAGAAACAGACACACAACCCGCAACAATAACCATTGAGATTTACCTGTTTTGAACATGCCTATATAATAGCATACAACGTAGGACAATGCAAGACAAATGACCTTGCAATTGTATTGCAAAACCACCCGATGGATGGCATGGAAAACGGAGCAAAGCCCTGCCCCGAAAAAGCATTGCCGCCTAATGGTACGCTTGGCGATGCGAGGGGGAAGGGGGATGAGCAACCCGATAGGGCGACTGCCGCTGTGGTGGTTCTTTTGGGGACTTTGGTTTTTCCCAAAAGTACCGCCACGTGCCAGCGGCGTTCAGGAGGTGTTGAAAGAGCGTATTTGCTTTTTGCTCTTTCAATGCTTGCTCATCCCCCGCCGAGCCATATAATTTTTTTTTGCGGCAATTGCTTTTGATTTTGCTCTTTCTAAAACCTAGTTCGAGTGGCGAAGCCATGTCGCTCTTGACCTTTGCCTTTCATTGGCTTACAATGTAAGACAAAGGAATAATTACTATGACAAAGAAAACTGGTGAAACAAAAGTTAGGTATACTGTTCGTGAAATTCGTTTGACTGTTCGCCTGACGGCTGAAGATGCGGAACGGTTGGAGCGCGTGCGCTCGAAGATGAGTCCGTATGCGCCGTTGAGCCAGGGGAAGGCTATTTCGGCGGCGTTGAAGATCGCAGATGAGAAACTGTCGAAGGGTGGCGGGAAATGATCAGCTTTCAGGTTTGGCATAGTGATGTGCGTGATCCTGTGGATATAGACGTGCCACGCGTGAAGCTGACCATTCGTGTGCTTGATCCTGCAAACAATATCGAGTCAACTTCCAGTTTTTATTTGACTTTTCAGGAGGCGGGTTCTTTGGCTACGGATTTGCAAGTGAACTCTCTTGCGCTTGAAAGACTGAGCGCGGCACACGAAGCCATGCGCGCTTGAAAAAGGACTTGCGCTTGACTTTTGGTTTGAAATTCTGTATTATGTCGTCAGTGATTTTTCGTTGTTGCTTTGATATGCGAATGCGGCGCAACTGCAACAGGAGTATGCCGCCCGGATTGCTGACGTGTAATTGCGGTAGAGAAAGCCCGGTCAACCAATAGAGCATTAGACAGTAGGCTTGACAGTCGGAGAGACGACCTTACTTCAATACCTTATTTGACTTTTGGGGGCTGGCTCGGTGTGCCGTCCGTTGAGTGGAAGGAACGGACCTTGATTGAGGAGAGCGAAAGACTTGCATCCCTTAGGCGTAAGTTCCACAGCCAGAGTCTATGTGAATAGGACGCCCGCAGAAATGCGGGCGTCCGTGTTCGTATCTTCAAATGCTCTTTACCGCTTGCGGCGTGGTTTTTGCACGGCGAAGCGCAGGGTTTGCCGCTTTGGAAAAGCGGAGGGGGCAAACGAAAAGCCCCCCGCCCCTATCCCAATTTGACACACCATGCTAGACGCAAAGACGCCCCCGAGTTCACGAGGGGAGCGGTCTTGCGGCTATGGGGAGTGGGGTTGGGTTTGGGAGGGGCGGGGGGCGGCTGTGCGTAGTCCGTGGTCGCCGCAGGACTGAGCTAGAGCGGTGTTCGTCCGCATCTTGCGAAGAGTCTGCTCTTGATCTTGCTCATGTAGGCGGGCTGGAACCTGCCACTGAGCCGACTGCACTACCGCACCGGCTTGGTTTTCGTGCGGAACGTGGCGGGCTTGTCCCGAATGCGCCTGGGTTTATCCGCCCACAGCGAAGCGGGGCGGCCTCTTGGAAGTCGGCTCCGACTTCCAAATCTCCCTTGACTTCATATAGACATCCGTCTATAATACTTTTGGCACGACAAGGCGAAATGAGAAGAGTAACCTGTCTGTTGTCTGATTTGGAACGCGCCATCCCTGCAAGGTGGCGTGTTTCTTTGTCTATGTAGTATCGAATTCAACTTCAATGATGATGGGTCCGCGCAGGTTCTTTATAGATAGGCGCATACGGCTTTTATGACATTTTGGAACACTGCGCTCGGGTTGAAATATATGTTATCTACTCCGCTATTTCCCGTAAAGATGTTCAGGTAATAGGTCGTCTTCGCTGCAACTGCAATTAGTTTTTCAGCCTGGTACGTGCCTCTTTGTAGCGCCGTGGCCGATATGGCTACTGTGACTGTGAATCCCGTTGTGAGTTCGGCGTCCGATTGGCTGTTATTGGCTGTGGAGAGAGTGACGCGGCATCCTGCGTTTGCGATCGCCGCCAGGTTGTCGCTCCATTCTGCGACGGCCCTGTAAAAAACTCTCCATGCGCCGATGGGCAGGTCGATACTCGGCCCTGTCGGAGATAGACCCGTCCCGCCATACCATGTTGCGGCGGTCGGCGTTGCTTTTGTGGGTGTGTCGGTTGTGACGGTTGAGACCGTCCATTTTTGGGGATCCATGGGAAAGTCTAACGGCGATTTGGCGTGTGAGAAGCGCGGACTCGCGATTGCGGCGTTTGCTAGTGTGTAGTCTGTCCCGCCGTAGATTGTCACAGGTGTAAATCCTCCGGATGGCGAGCCTTTGGCGTGGACGATAAAATACTTGCTTGTGGTTTGTGTTAGTTTGATCCGGTCGCCTACGTTGATGCTTGCCGCGTCCGCATCGGGGACGGACATTACAAACGCCGGACTGTCTGCGCTTGTGTAGCTGTATGTGCCCGTTCCCGCAATCCAGCCGTTGTTTGGAACGGTGGCGTTGATGAGGCTGACGATGTATGCGTCCGATTTATACGGCGAAAGTTGCCGCCATCGGCTGTCTGTAGAATCGTAGATAAGCGCGATGCCGTCGCCCGGTTTGAGCGGGATGTCCGATATAAGTTGGAATTGGTTAGCCGCGTCGCTTGCCGCATCCGCGTCTTTGAGGGTGATAGTATCCGAGCCGGCGTCAACGTTGAGTATGACGATGATGCGTCCGTCGGTTCCGCCGGCCAGTCCCGTGATGTTCCAATCGTTGGTCGCTGTGAGCCGAATAACCGATGCGGTCGATAGTCCTGTGGGATTGTAGTTATTTTGGTTTCCCGATAATTCGGCGGGAGTAATGTCGCCTGTGAGCGCAAACGCGGTCGAGGCCGATGTGTGATCGTGATCGTCTATGGTTTCCATCGCGGCTTGAAGGTTGTTGTCGTTGACGGAGAGAACTCTGTCGAAGTTTCCTGTGGCCAGCGGGGTGTAGGGCGCGGCGGCTTCGATGGTGGAGGGCATGGCTCCGCCTTCTGTGGAGTTGAACCATTCTAATAATTCGATGATCATATACCATGATGGTGTAGCGTTTGTATCGAGAATTTCTGTAACCTTTATTCTCCTGGCAGGCGCGCCGTTGATCGAGACTTTATCCCCTGTTCTATATTTTAGATGGACTGGAATTTTTGATGATCTCCACCCAACAAGACCAGCTGCGTTTGTTGGAAGGCT